CGCTTGCAATGATCGGAGCGGTTGTTGCGGAAGCAACCCCAAAACCACTTGGCCCCAGTGCATAGGTCAACGCCACCGTTTGAATGATGGGCATTGGGTTGCTGAGGATGCCATCGACTGTATTGCCAATTTTGTCTAACGTGTCATTGACTGCACCGCCCAATGAATCAACTGCGTTGCCGAGTTCTTGGTCAACACTACACATTTACAGTCCCCCTATAAACAGGCTTACCATTACGCACTTCGCCAGTAGGTTCAACTTCTACGGGGTACCCAAGACGTTTAATTACTTCCAGCATTTGTTCGTTTTCTGTGTCACCGTACACTTTTCTAAACCCGGCAACGTCCATTGCCCGAGCAAACTCTTTAAAGTTACGGATCAAATTTTTGTGGGTGTCTGCATTGAAAATAAATATTTGCGCTTCTTTTGGCTGGACTATTTTGTACCAAAATAAAGTGTTACCGTTACGCATTACACGATATTGGTTTGCTTGGACAGAAGCTAAGACAATTGCGTATATCTTCTTCCAGTCCATGTCCAAGTCTTTGACTTCGTCAGACTTTTCAATAATCTCGTAGGGCTGCATTTCTTTCATACACCACTCACAAAAGTCAAAGTTGCCACAACAGAAGGTATGGCGGGGTGGGCAAAAGGTGACGTTTGGGCGGCATATGCTTCCATATAGACACTCGCATTGTTCACCGCAGCATACAGATCAACGTGCTGCCCAGTAGCGAGCTGGACATAAAAATTGCACGCAGCAATGACGTATCCGTCTACACCGCCATGTCTGGCAATAATATCGAATTTGCTCGCTGTGCCGGGTACATCTACCCCGTCTACGCGCAACCAAACCCATGCAGTGTGTATTTGCGTGTCGGTATTAGCAAACTGTATGCTAAATTGATAGTTGTAGATGCCAGCGTAGTCGACAACAATGCCATCCGTGCCGGTGTTAGTCGTGAAGTTTAAAAAGTCATTTTGGTCAAACGTCACCAATGTAGGGGTGTTGGCCGTAAACGTCAGATCGGTGGTGCGTTGAACTGCAGCGTACGGAAAACTCAAAAAACGAGAGCCGCCCGGCCCTGCCAAGCGTTGTACGTTGTCGACCAGCCGGTTATAAAACAGACGCTGAACGCTGTTTAGTTGGTCAACATACGGACGGTTGTACTCCACCGGAGCCAAAGGTAAGTTTGGCGCGGCTGGAATGTCAAGGCTTTGGTTCGCCATGCTCAGCGTCTTCCATCCGGTCGAATGTCAATCCTAGGTGCGCCAAGTTGCCATGCAGTGCCAAGCTGATCGGAACTAACTTTGAACACCATTTGCCTGCCGCGCACTCGTATGTACACCTGCCCCGTAAACTCTTCCACCGGCACAGTGGCAATTCTTTGTACGCTGGCTTGGTCGCTACCGCCTTCAGATCGAGGGTTGTAGTACCCAGAACCGCTATTTTGCATTGGAATCAGCGAAATTGTGACTTGCGGAGTGTTGCTGGTTGTAGACCCACGGAACGTCAAGTCTGGCAGCAAGCGCCAAACAAACCCAAAGTTATGCCCGTCGTCAATGTCAAACTCGGCAGAAGCCACATAAGACTCTATCGGCAATGATGCGCTGGTCTCGTTGTTGTCGTTCCCAAGCTCATGATTGACGATGTTGTAGCTGTATGTAGCCGCAACGGGGTAATTGCGCAAGCCAGTGTCGAGCCAAGCAGTGCGCCCCATGGTGCCGTAATACCACACGTCCTCCAAGTAGTTATAGACGACGTACTTATCGACAACAGTGCTGTTGTTTGAGCAGTAGAACCACCAAACTTCGTTGAAGCCTTCGTTTGTGCCTGCAAAAACCTGAGCCGCCTGAGTCAGGTTAATGTCACTAAACACATACTGGCGCAGATCACAACGAAGGGTTTGGACGCGACCATCGTATTTGTAGAACTTGTCCACGCCCATCCAGTAAACAACGTTGCTTGCTTGTGCGATTGCGTTCTGGCCAATGATAGATATGTTGTCTCCAAGCAACTGAGTGCTCCAAACAATTGGAGCACCTACATATTGCAAAGAATAAACTGTGGAATCAGTCAGCACCACAATTTCCTGCCGGGTCTGAATAGCAGAAACAATTCGTGAGCCGTGAGAAAGCCGCACACTCCCAGCCTGATTTGTGGGCTGGGGGTACCACACCAAAATAGATTCTTGATCACACCAACGAATCAGCATGGGGTCTTGGATAGCGCTACCAACATCGTTGCAACCCATGGCAAACACAAACCTGTTGACGTCGGCCACAAAAATCAAGTTCTGCACCTTGGGCACATCTTCAAGAACCGAAATGCTCTGCACTCCAGACTGCGTACCGGAAGTGTTGATATACGCTCCGCCGGGGGTGGTAGACAAATTTGCAGTCAGTCCCTGCACATTCTCAAGATAATACGTAGTACCCGTGAGCAATCCAGTCGGCAAAGCCCCAGTCGTAGCAAGCTGGATGCCTGTCCCAGTCGGCAGTGCTTCAGTCAGTGTAATTACGCAAGGAGACGCAATTGTGAGCGTGACTGTTCCACCCAAACTACTTAGCAGCACACCACGAGTAGATGTGGTGCCAGTGGCGTCCCAATAGTACATAGCCCCACCGCGAGGGCCAAACACCAAGTCTTCGCCCCAGTTTGATTGACTCCATAGTCGGATACTGCTTATAGAAGAAGACCCAACCCCCCAAGGGCCAGTGCTCCATGTGCCAGCCCCCCAACCAACGCTGGGTAATGCGTAGGCCGCACCGGTATTGATTTGATACGCTGCAACAACCGATGCTCCGCCACCGGGGGAACCAGCCAACGCCGTGGCGTTAGGCACCACAGCAATTTGTATTGTGTATGTGTTTGCGCTGAGTACGGTTACTTGAAATTCCCGGTTGAGTATCGACGCAATTACGTTTGTACCCACACCGCCGATATCCGTTGCCCCGCTGAACGTAACAAAATCTCCGGTTATGCATCCATGTGCCGTGTCAGTTACCGTTACAGTTGTCGACGCCGTCAGCGCAAACGGGTTATTGTTGATGGTTGAAGTTGCACGGATGGGGGTGATGTCGTAATACGCGCCACCTTTTTCTAGGTAGAACTTCAAATTTGTGCCAACGCCAAGCAGGTTCACAAGTCCAAGCGTCACCCAATTCCACAAAGAACGGCACACACCCAAGAACGTGCTGGTCGAAATGCGCTGCCAACCGCCAATTTTTTCAGGGGTGCCCGCACGAAAGCGAATCTTGTCCGATTCGTACCAGCCAGCGGTGGCATTTTGAACAGCCATCGAGCCGCCTGCACCCATGGTTTCGGCTGCGTAGCGAGTGTTTTCCCGGTTTACCCCCGGTCGGAACATGATCTTTTTGAGCGGCATGGTTGATCCTACGACAAAAACAGGGCGCGTTCGTCAATCCGCCGGTTTTGCAACCCTTTGAGTATTTTCCCACCAGCCATGCAATACTTCAAGAGTTCTTCAGCAGCACCCTCTTTATCGCCCCGGTTGAGCTTTTGACGAAGCGTCGAACGCTGGAGTGTTCCCAAACCGACGTTAAAACTGAAAGACACAAGAGCATCAAACATGCCTTGTGTAAGTGGAACAGTGATATACCGCTCAACGCCTCGCTCAAAGCGCTCCAGATCGGCTCGAAGTATGGCATCTACCTCCTCCATACTGAAGATTCGGAAATCCTCAATCTTTATGTTGAAAGCGTCCCGCTGGTCAATGGGCAACTTGCCCTGTTCAGGGTAAAGAACGTGGCCAACCCCTACAGTCCAGAGTTTGGCTGGACATCTGTACGGCTTTTGTCTTACACCCTCATGGTGTTTGATCATTGCCACGGCTTTGGGTGACACATTCATTTGCCGAACGCCCGACCACCAAAGTGAAAGGCAATGATGCTGGCAAACAGGGCTTGAGTCTCGTCATCCCAGAGTTGGTCGGCCATATCTTGAAAACCGACATTATTGGTAAATCCGTGGTAGATCAAAGCCGCATCAATCCCGCACAACAGTAGGAAAAACCCGTAGGTAATCACAGGCCGCACGCTGGCACGTAGGTTCTTCATCCACTGGCTTGTACCCTCATTGAGCGCCGTGTCATGGGCATACAGGGCTTGAAGTTCTGCCTGCTGGGCACCGATAACTGCCTGAGTCACGCTGGCCTTGGTTTCCAGTTCGACCTGCTCGGTCTTGATGTGTTCAACCCGCTCCTGAGCCTCAAAGCCCAGTTTGCGCAGTTCCATTTCCCGCTGAATCTGGAGTTGCGCCAAGGCAATCTCGTGGCTTTTGTCTCCCCGATCTTGGAAGAAATCCAACAGTTTGGGCAAACCGCCGATCAGGAACGAAATGAGAGTTGAGAACAGTGTCAGCATTATTTTTTCCCCATCTTTTCACGCTCTTCGAGCAATTGAACTTTGACTTGTAGGGCGTGGATGTCCCTGTAAATCTCTTCTTTCAGGGCATGTCTGCGTTCGGCTGAAATAGGGCTGTCGGTCGGCACCCCTTCTTTTGTGATCAGGGCAGGCATGGAGCCTTCAATCTTGGTAAGGCGCAAAGAGAAATCGGACACTTGGCCGAGCAACCAAGCCAAGGATGCCACAATTACTGGGATAACTGCCTTGAGTACATCTGACCAATTCATCATTTGTCCTTTGCAAACATGACCCCTTGGATCACCAACCAGATCAACGGCGGCACCAAAAGCACGACCAGCACAATTCCAATCACCAGATTAACCAACTCAGCCATCTTTCTGGCCTTGACACGGGCGGCATCGTTGGCTCTGCGTCTGGCTTCCCGTTGCGCTTGCTCGCCTTCTTGAACTCGCTTCATGATGTTTTCCCAGATGTCCGCATGACCCGTCTGGAAGAAGATCATTTTGAGTTGGTCTTCAAACTGCTTTTGGCTCAACAATTGCATCTCAATCTCAACAGCCTGCGCCAGAGATGACCCGCCCTTTTTCTTTGCCTCCTCAAGCGCCTTTACAGTTTCCTGTTTGGCTCCAAAATACCGACCGAGCAACGGCCCAAGGCTTGCTACATCATCAACAGTTTTTTGCGCCTGTTTGATGACCTGAACTGTCTTTTGCACAGCCGCAAACGCGGCAAGGGCAGTTGTGATTGGATCCATGATGCACTGTTGTCCCCTTTAAATGTCGTCCAAAAACTCTTTGCTTCCGACCCTGTTCCAACCACCATTTATCTGATATGTAAAGTTTTCGAAATGTCCATTGAACTTTGACATGAACAAGAACGACAGCACTTCTGCGTTCATTTTGCCTTTGTATTCAGCCACTTCAATGTACGGAATTTTTTGTGTTTTAGTTTCTCTTTCCGTAATGATTACATCTGACAGGTCTGGGCGCATCCACTGAGGTACCCAATCAAACTTTAAATATCCGCACTCGTAGGATTTGCATGGGTCG